CGTCGAGCTGCCAGTCGATGGCGGGCTGCATGCGCACGTCAATGGCGCCCAGGCCGGCCGGGCTGACGGTGGACAGGCGCTGCCACACGGCTTCGAGCAGGGCGTCTACGGCGGCCATGGGGTCAGCCCCGCCACTGGCGGCGCGGGCCAGGCACTCGACCTGCACCTGCGTCATCCAGTCATACGGCCCGCCCAGGATCTGCGGCGTGTTGGCGCGAGACTGCACCAGGCGCACCACCACGGCCTGGCTGAAAGCCGCCGAGACAGGGCGCGTGGTGTTGACCTTGACGTTGCCGCTGGCCACGGCTGGCGCGGCCATGAGCGCGGCGACGATGGCGGCCTGGATGGCGAGATGGGCGCTCATGTCAGGCGCGCTCCAGCATCAGGGTGCTGACGCCGGTGCCGTCAGGCTGGTGTGCGGCCACCAGGTAGCTGGTGCCGCCCACCACCGCCGTCTGGCCCACCGGGTTAGCCGACAGGCCGGCCGTGGGCAGCGTGAGCATGGGCCGGGAAGACGACATGCCCACCAGGCCCACCTCGGCAGAGGCGAAGCCGTTGTCGAAGATCCCGCGCACGGCTTGGCCGTTCACGGTGGCGTCCACCGCGAAGTCAGCGAAGAAGGGCGCGAGGTCTTCGGTCATGGCTGGGCCTGGGCTGGGCTTGTCGTCTGGCCTTCAGGCTCAGGCGGTGAGCGCGTCCACCATCGTGGCGAAGCTCACCACGTTGCGCAGTTGCACATCCACGTCTTGCAGGGCCACTACGCGCACGGTGCCGGCGGTGCTGCCGGTGTACGGGTCAACCATCAAGTCCAGGCTGCCCCACATGCCGATGACCAGGTCTGCCCAGTTGCCGAAGATCATGGCCGAGCACACAGCGCCCGAGCTGCCCTTGACCAGGTTCGACGGCACGGCGTTGGTGACCCCGGTGCGGTAGCCGTTGACCGGCGTGTCAGCGCCTTCCCAGATGAAGCCGTTTTGGCCCGTCACCTTGCTGGTGGTCTTCAGACGGCCGCGCATGCGGGCGTTGGTCAGGTAGCCGAGGGTTCCGACGTCAGCATTGGCCACAGCCACGTCAGACTCAAGCTGCACCATGTTGGCCCAGGTGGGCGCTGCACCGTTGGTGCCGCCGATGACGGAGGCCGTCACGCGCGTCAGGATGCCGCTGGGCTGGTTGCTGGCGCCGCTGCCGTTGATGGCGGCTTGCTGAATGGCCAGGCCCAGGATGGTGGCCAGGTCGTTCTGCACCATGGCTTCCACGTCGATGCTGGACTGCAGCAGCAGGCGGCGGCTGATGTCGGTGAAGGCGCCCACCGTCTTCGGGCTCATGGTCACCTGGGCGATGGTCTGGTCGCTCTCGGTGGGGGCGGTGTTCTCAGCCACCCAGTAGGCAGTGCCGGTGCCGCTCAGGCGCGGGATGGCGATGTTGCCCACCAGGCCCGTCAGCATGCGCGTGCCCATGCGGTCAATGACCATGGCGTTGCGCAGCGCGTCAATGAAGCTGCCGCCCAGCAGCTCGGTGGCCACCAGGTTGCCGCCGGCCGTGGCCGTGGTGACGTTCAGGTCACGGCGCTGGACTTCGGTGGGCACCATGAAGCCGCGGGCCTGCTTGCCCAGCTTGGCGGAGGTCGCTTCGGAGCACTCGCGCTCGAAGGCTGCAGCGCGCTGCGCGGCGGCGTCGCCCGGGTTGGCCAGGGCGTTGATGGCGCGCATCATCGAGTAGCGCTTGGTTTCGCGCTTGTCCAGGCCGATGTCGGCCGTGGGCATGGGCTTGCTGGAGAGCTTGGCGATGGCCTCAGCCTGGAACTGCTCAGTGGTCAGGCCGCGCTGAATGGCGTCCAGCGCCATGTCGGCGCCGCCGGGCAGGCCCTTGGCGATCTTGGAGATTTCGGCGGCGTGGTTGCGCTCGGCCACGGGGGTGGTGATGACATCAGACATGATGTGGTCCTTCGAGGGTTGGGGTTCGGGTTCAGTCGCTGCCGCTCTGGCTGCGGGGCCTGCGGCGGCCGGGGGGTCTTGTGCATCGGTGCCTGCATCCAGGCTGCGGCCGATGCCGACCGTGGGGTCTGCTGGCACGGACACCAGCGACACCTCGAAGGGCTCCCAGTCGGTGACGCGGTAGGTTTCCACACCTTCCTTTGTCTCGACCAGTTGCGCCTTGTGGATCATGTAGCCCACGCTCACGTTGCGGCGGATGCCGTCGCGGACGTCTTGCCACACTTCCTCTGCGCGTGCGCTTTTTCCGAAGCGCACGGTGGCACGGGCTACACGGTCCGCACCCACCTCGACAGATTCGATGACGCCGACCACATCACGCGTGTCGTGATCGACGAGCAGATTGGCCCCGCTGCGCAGGCGCCCCTGGCGCATGGCGGTGGGGTTGATGTCCAGGATCTCGATGCCCCAGTAGCGCTCGTAAGGCGTCTCGCTGGCGAAGGCCAGCGTGGCGGTGCGCGCTTCCTCGTTGATGGCGGCACGCTCCACCTGCAGGGCGCGCTCGGTGCGGCCCTTGGGCAGGGCACGCTGGAGATTGGCTGGCAACTTGCTCATGCGCTGCATGGTGCGGCGCCTGGTGTCAAGTGCGTAAGGCAAGCGGCTTGACACCGCGCAACTTCAGCGCCCCAGGAAGATCAGGTCTTCTTGCCGCCTGCGGCGCGGCCGGCGCGGGGTGATGGGGATGAAGTGGACATCACGCCAGGGGCGGTCGCTCCAGTAGCTGGGGCGGGCAGGCGCGGGCGCAGGCGCCTGGCCATCCGTAAGCAGCCCGGTGGCGCTGAAGCTGATGTGCGCCGTGCCGACCATGACGCCGGGCACGACAGGCGTGCCGGCCTGGCCGAAGTAGTCGCCAAAGTATTGGCCAGCGTATTGGCCTTGCGCGCTCACGACGGGTCAACGGATGTGACGGTGCGCGCGCCCGAGCTGTAGGTGGCTTCCACCCGGTCCACGGTGCCGTCTTGGCTCTTGAACACCATGCTGGAGCCTTCCAGGCCGGTGGCGTCACCCGCGTTGACGGCCAGCAGGATGCGCAGCACGTCGCGCAGCGTGAGGCCGCCCTCGACGGTGCCCAGCAGCGGGTCAGCCGCGGCGCCTGCGCTGTTGAGCAGCTCGCCCATGGAGCCGGGGGTGTTGTAGGCGCTGGCCAGGGCTTCCCACACCGCTGCGGACAGCGACTGCGGGCTGAGTTCGGTAAACGGTGTGATGTCGCCCGACAGGTTGCCCGTGGCCCTGACCGTGGCGCTGTTTGAGAACTGCACCAGCGCAGCGCCCACGGCGTCAACGATGGCGCCGAGCGTGGCGTTGTTGACCGTGAAGGAGAAGGACGTGCTGCCCGCAGCCGACAAGGCGCCCGCCAGGTTGGCGGCCAGGTCGAACGTGATGGAGGCGTTGCCAACTGCCGAGACGATGAGCTGTCCATCGGCCGGGTTGACAGTAATCGTGACCGTCGTGCTGCCCGTGATGTTGACGCCAGCCGCAAGATTTAGCAGCCCCGGCGTGACCGTCACCACCAGATTGGTGAACGACGACATCGCCCCAGGCTTGTACGGTAGCACCCACGACGATGGGGCCAAGTGCCCGCTGGGGACGCCCGCTAGTTTGGACGGGATGCCCTCGCCCACGGACTGGTTCATCCGGTCACCACGCCTCCACATGGAACGGAAAGTTCCCGGCGAGCCGCCGATCTGGCGCAGGGGTAGCTGCGCCAGGAGCGTGGTGTTTGTCTTGAGAGCCATGAGCCCGATCAGCCCCAGCCGACCTCGACCGCGCCGTAGAAGTTGGTGGACGCCGCCGCAGCCGCGCCCGCGAAGTAGAGCCACGTGAGGCAGGCACCATCCATGACGCGGGGTAGGCTCGGCAGTTGGTTCAGTAGATCCCGCTCGGCAGCGACGGACACGGTGGTCAGCGGCAGCGTGAGCAGCGGGCGGGCAAGGCACAGCGCACCGGTGCCCGTGTTGGCCGCGCTGAAGGTGACCGTCGCCACCGTGGACACGCCCGTGTCGCCCGATGCCAGGGGCAGGAATGGGCCGTAGTTGTTCGCTGCGGTGCCTGAGTGAGAGATGTGCCCCACGATGCCGGAAGCCGTCATGGCGACCGTCACCGGAAGCGTCCTGCCTGCTGTTGGCACCGTGTTGCTGTAGCTCAGCGCGATGTTCTGCGCCGTGGCGCCCGCTGCGGCGGTTTGCACCCAGAACAACCTG